GTAGTGGGAAAGGACGTTGTATTTAGTGTTGAATGTCCAGAGCTCTGTTGCACCTACGAGCTTGGATGGATCAATAGATACGATTTTGAGTGCCGTATCTTCTTTCTGATACTGAATCTTGGATACGACCTTATCAGCCGACTTTGGCTTAGCCACACGAGGTTTGCGTACAACAGACTTACGCTTATTCGATACGATAGATTCGCAATCGCTGATGATACCAGAAAAGATAGCGATGCGTTCTTTGAACTTGCGTTTCGTATAATGGCGATACGCATACTTGAGATCAGGATCTTTGGTCTTTTCTGCTTCTTGTAACTCGGCAAGACTAGGCCTGTAATAATCAGCAATAGCCTTAGCCTGATTAGGCTTGACTTGCTTGACATCTTTTAGCCATGTGTAGAAATTGGTTGACCATTCTTCAGACGGAAAATTGTCCAACATTTCATCGATGTCGGCGATAAGACTATCAGCGGGATTCCTAACAAAAGTGACCTTAGCCGCCGCAGTTTTCTTTTCTTCTTCGGTGATAGCGATGCCGGACTCGACGAGCTTTACCAAATGATCGTTGAGCTGCGCACGAAGCTTTTCGTGCTCGAGACCCATAGAAAGCATACGAGCAACCTTACACATGGTAAAGTTGAGTTTCCAGTCGACGTTCTTGCCAACCATAGTCATAGCCGCTTTAGACATGCCACTATCGAGCATATAGACCATGAGATACTCCCGCGCGAATTTGGCGTCGAGAAAATAGTTGTACCAGTTATAAGCCACCGCAATCTTTGAGCGGAGTTCATCTTCGTTGAGGAACTCCTGCCCTTCCCAGCTCGGCTCTTCGCCCAGATACTTAGCGTCGAGTCCGCGTGGCGTAATAGTGCGCTTCTTCTTTACGGGAGTAGCCTTTAGCAGGTTCTTAGATGCTCTTGCCATTCGCATATCCTTTCATCATTAGGCCATAATACGTCACTGCAGACCGATTGTCAAGACTTACTTGTCGCCCAAAGATTCGAGCAGATCAACCCATTGAGCCACGCGCAAATCCCAGTTATAGAAATTATTGAAATAGGCTTTTTGGAATTCTAGGCGTGCCAAATTATTAGGTTCTCTATACTCGTTGATGATCATAGCCAAAAGCCCAGCGAATCTGTTGGCGTGTTTGCTATGATCTTCTGTCCAAGGATACATGACGGCGAAATTAGCACAGGTTTCCGGCAGAGCAGCCAAATTCGGACAGACCACATTGCAACCAGCGCTCATAGCTTCGATGACTGAAATACCAGAAGTTTCAGGCCATATGCTAGGATACGTGTAGACGTGAGCTTTCTTCAGAGCTTCGCGAATCACTGAGTTTGGTTGATATCCATGATAAGTGATCTTTGGATGATTCTTGCAACGTTCGAACAATTCCTTATAGGGCTCGTCGCGAGCAGGCCAACCATAGATATTGAACGAAGAGTAGACGTCTAGGTGAAAATTCAATCCCTTATCAGAAAGGAATTCGGCTGTAGGAACAAGAAGCTCTAGACCACGATGCGGTGTTGTATGATAAATGAGGTTGATAGTTCCTTCGGGTTTCTGATGCTGTTCGATAGGAACGATCGCGTTCTGAAGAACAACACCCTTACCATAAGGAACATCAAGCCCCATATTGTATGTTGCCTGTTGATAGTTGGATACGAATACAAGTTTCTCAAAACGCTTCAGCGAATTTGGGCTTTTAAGATGCTGTGATTCTGGGTCATCCCAAGTATCATGCAACCAAAGGATATTGCGCTTCGTGGTATCCACCTCTCGCACGCGTGAGCAAATGATATTGAACTTTTCCTTGAGATGTGGAGGCAAACGTGCCATAAGCCCCTCATACATCTGCTCTGTTCCGCCCTTCGAACCGATATGAGCATATGTGCCATTATTAGTAGGTTCAATCGAAGTTGCAGAAGATTCTTTCAATCCAGTGATATTTAATTTAGTCATTAACAGGCTCCAGTGATATTGTCATAGACGTTACAGAATCGATTCGAAAAGAACGCCAACCATTGACTTCGATATCCCACACAGCAAGAACGTCGGAGTTGTCTTTCATGGCAGCTTCAGTATCATCCATCAATTTAGGCAGATACTTTTCCTGTAATGAGCAACGCATGTTACGCAGCGAACCATCTTTCTTTGTGAACTGAACGTTGATAACACCAGCACGAGCAGCTTCACGAATCTGTTCTTTAGTATATAGCATTTTATATTTTCCTTCCAAGATACTTTGCATCAGTTCCGTCAGTGATATATTGAGTAGCGCCCTTATTGTAAGCAGGTGCTACACGCATAGCCTTTTCTTCGATAGCCTTGATAGTAGCAGCAGACTCTTCAGAGCCACGCTTCCACTTATGATCGTTGAGCTTATCACGCTTGGCAGCTATTCCTCCAGGAATAACATTAGCCATAGGTGCAGCATTAGACTCAACTGCAAGGCTATAGGTGAACTTCTTGGTAGCAGACTTCGTACCTTTGAAGTAGCCTACTTTCTCAAGCAACTCATTGGTCTTACGCTGACCTTCAATCATAGCCTGAGTAGGCCTACGAGCCTTACGCTTACGCATATTGGTAGTCGTGTAGTAGATAGGTAAAATAGCCATAGTTGACCCCTCATCACAATACCAATTATAGGCCAGTTGGGGTCGATTGTCAAGAGGGAAAATTGATGGCTTTCCAATAAAAAAAGTCGTCCCGCAGTATGGCTTGGTGGGCGTCAACGAACTCTTTGAATGGGCGGTTCATTTCGTAATATCGTAATTTGGCTACCAAATCATTTTTGCGAACATTCTTTTCGATTAGGTGTTCGCCTATCATCGAACAGCCATTCGAATGGAATTCGTCGATATGGATGAATGTCTCAGAATATTTGTCCATGATTTCTGAGCTAGAAAATGCGAATTGGTCGCATAGCAACTGTTTGTAGATATGACACGACCGTTCGGGAACGTATAGAAATTCGTTGCTCATTTTCTGAAAAGGTATTGCGACATTCAGTGCGTAGTCAAATCTAGAACGAACTACCCAATCGTACTTAAATCCCATTTCATTTTCATATTCGCGCTTTAGCCTGTTAGAATGATATATTGAATAGAATCCATGCAAAGCATTTCTAGGAGGCCAGGCATCATGTTTGCCTCCTTCATATTCATACTTGATATCGTCTTTTTTACCAAACTTATAATCGTCATATTGATATTTTATTGGCTTATATAATCTACGGATGTTGCCATTATATTCAGAATTCCATGAATGTATGAAAACATCAACCTCATACTCTTCGAGTAGGTTCCTGCTATGATAACCGAAACCCTCTTGTAGAGAACGAGGTTGACCAGATAAACAAAGTGCTATTTTCATTTTCTTGAATTCCAAAAATCTAAATCTTGTTTTAACCAAGAATCCCTAGTTTCTTGCGGCAACCTTATTAAACTATAAATCCATTTCCGACCATTTGCTTCGGCATTTCCGGTGAATGGGTCATTCATGTTAACATAACGAATCTTTTCGTTTTCTTGTGCAGGATATCCATGATGTTTTCTAATTCCTGTTTCCACTAGCGTAGTTGAAACGAGATTTTCTCCATAGAATTTATATTCAGGAATCTTGGAAAATTTTTGCATGTGTTCAAAAACAGACATATACTTATTCATGTTTTCGCTAGACCCATAAGCAAACAGGTCGCAGAAACCATAGTCATAAGTATTGTCTGTTTTTAAATATCTACGGATTGGTAAATAAACATATGAATTGTCGTCGCCGAAATCGGGAACAATATTCAACGCATAATCAAATCTCCCTTTGACTACCCAATCGTATGTGATATTATGTGATACTTCGTGTTCGATTTTCAAATTTCTAGATTGAATAATCGTATAGAATTGAGCAAGAGAATATCTAGGAAGGCTAGATTCATGAACACAATTCTTTTCATATATTTTGTCATGCTCGGGGGAAAATTTATATTCCTCGAACACATATTTTTTTGGTTTATATAATTCTAAAATGTGTTCATTCAAGTGTGAATTCCACGAATGCACGAACACGTCAACCTCGAAACAGTCGATAAGGTTTTTTTTCCAGTAACGGAAACCTTCTTCGAGTGCTCGAGGTTGACCAGATAAACAAAGTGCTATTTTCATGCTAGTATATATGGTGCGCGGAGAGGGACTCGAACCCCCGATCTGACCGTTATGAGCGGCCGGCTTTAGCCACTAAGCTATCCGCGCTAATTAGAAAGAATTTCTTTGAGTCTATCGGCGGCGTACGAAGCAGCGAATGCTTCTGGTTTTACCTTAGGAGCAAATCCGCACATACCACGAATATATCCAGTTGCCTGCTGGATAACGCAGCTAGAACCATGGAGTTCGTCGGGATTGATATCGAGATGAACTTCGACGTGCCTATCGCCGATTGCTTCGAATAGTTCTAGATACATAGCAGAAGCCTTATAGACTTCGTTCATTAGACGATAAGCTGGACGGTCGTGACGCTTATCATAATCTCGTTCTGTTACGACGTCTCCGAATACCTTACATCCTCGAGAACCATCAATGTGAATAACGACAGCAACTGTGTAATCGGCATACCACTGATTGTCGCGACCACGATATCGCTCACTATCTGCTCCAATATAAATGGATGTGCTGTCTGAACTGTTGGTGATATATTCTCTGACTTCATCGATATTCATCTTTTGCATTATGACACTTTTTTCATTTTGGAATTGGAGCGGAGAATGGGGGTCGAACCCACGACCACTTGCTTGGCAAGCAAGAGCTCTACCACTGAGCTACCTCCGCGAATTGGTGTCCCGTGAGGGAGTCAAACCCCCAACCTTCGGTTTCGTAGACCGATGCTCTATTCAGTTGAGCTAACGAGACTTTGAGTGAGCAAAAGGAATTTTATCCCAAGGATTAATGCTCACAGCTTTTCTATATCCTTTATATAGCCTCACTCCATGCAATAATCCAGGAGAAAATATAAGCAAACGATTTGTTTTAGGTTTAAGCATTATATCTTCAGTATAGAAATCACCATCTACGAGATTTTCAATCAAAGGATAATACACTATACTGCATAGCGGAAAAGAAAGAATATTCTGTTGTTCATATAGGAAATCGTCTTTGTCATGATGCATAGCAGGAACATACATGTTATCTTGATTGCACCACATTTCATAACCTATCGCGGAAGTCAGATCAATATAGCTATTAGCTAATGATATGATATTTGCGAATGTCTGATTCTGCTGAAAATTATACCACGCTACTCCTTCACCATATTCAAAAGTCAAAAGATAGTTTCTAGTAGATTCATCGAACACATCATCTAATATAACGAACACGATTCACCTATGTTTGGAGGAGCCACCCAGACTCGAACTGGGACCTCAAGGATTTGCAGTCCCGCACATTAACCGTTTTGCTATGGCTCCACAACTAAGTTCAAAGAAACAACATTTCTAATTTTTTCACTCATATTAGGTTTAGTATAGTGATTAGTGATAGAAGGAAAAAACAATATAGTACCTTCTTCTACTTCTGGTACATAATATAAATTATCACCAGTCACGAAATTAGAAAAAGAAGACATGAATGTGATAGGAGAATGCATTTCTTTATCATAATCTATATAACAAACAGCGCTATATCCTAAAGTGCCATGATGATGAACTGGATGATGCATATATTGTTCCGCTTGTTCGAACCAGGCGTCTCTTACATATGCAGCTTTAGCCCCTAATTGTTCTCGCATCATATTTATTTCACTAGTAAATATAGATTCTAGTTTACTGATATAATTTTGTCGTTCTTGCGAAAAATAGTTAGTGTTTATAGCATCAAAGTTTTTCATTTCTGTCGAAGCGATCATTTCGGTCAATTCGGTTTTTTTCTTTGACCAATCTTCGCAATTTAGAGTAATCAAAGGCACATGAAACATAGATATCATCATATAATCACCTCAAGAAATGGCTAGGGATCAAGGACTCGAACCTCGGACATCCAGATTCAGAGTCTGGCGTTCTACCAACTGAACTAATCCCTAATGGCACCGGTGCTAGGACTCGAACCCAGAAGAACGGTTTTGGAGACCGTCATGTTACCATTACATCACACCGATAATGGTTTATTTATACGTCGAAAAACAAATTACCGCTTACAGATATTCTTTCTTCATCAGAGGTGTAGAAAGGGCATACACAATGCCAAAGTTTGGCTGGAAAAAACACCATTTTTCCTTCAAACGATTTATCCACATTAATCACGTAGTCACTTGTTGCCCCCATGATATCAGTATATTGAAAAGCGAAGGTAGAGTTACGTCGTGTGACTGCATTTTTGGAATTAGAGTGATTGAGTTCTTCTTCTAGTTCATAAGGTATCTTAATCCATATGACGAAACTGAATACGCCACCATGAAAATGTAGTGGATTATACTCATGTTTCTTTTGAAAATTTACCCAATATGATTCTAAGCTATATCCTTTGATTTGTTCTTCAGGCCTCTTCATATTTTGTCTTAATACGTCTGTATATGCGAATTGCTCGTCGTATTCTTTGGCGAGTTCGTCGAGCAAAGGAAAAATGATTTCTCTAGTTTCGCTTAGAACAAATTCGTTTTCGATTTGACCTATCAAGTTTTTATTATATGAAGGGGTCGTATCGCGCGAATTTGATACTTTTTCTATTTCGGCTTTTATAGGATTAAGGATTTCTTTAGGAACATCCAGTTTAAGAAAACCCCGATTAGGAAATTGTTGCCAAGTGTATTCTACCATAACTATTCCTTGATTCTTTTCTGATGGTCGCAGAATTTATTACCGTATGCGTCTTCTCCCATGAAATATCTACGACCAGCTGCATGAGGTTTGTTGGTGTCTGGTCCAGAACGTTCCTTAGCGAATTCTCTAGCACATGAAATTTCATCATCGATTTGCTCTTGTGTTAAGTAATCTTTAGCATTCACCATCTCGAATGAGTCTATAAAATATCTCGGAACAGGAATGATACAACCGATCCAATCCCCTCGGGTTACTCGCACCCAATAATTAGGTCTAGTAAACTTGAGATTGAAGGTGAAATCTCTACGAAGATTGTCGGTCTCGACTACTCCAGTCATATGACCTAGTCCATCAATAAAACTATTGGGTGGATTGATAGTCATTAGATTCACATTTTCGGGCGTGCGTAGTGCGAAACTATTCTGAACAGTTAATATACCTAAACCAAAATGAGAATTAATTGATTGCATGCTACTAGGATCTTTTTCATCAAAAACAATTTTGACTGCGTCTAATCCTTCACCGCCATCCCAAAACGCACTGAAGGTGTGCTGCGAACGCACAACAAATCCATATTGGTTGCCTATGACTAGAGGCAAACAAAGATACGCATGGTCGCTGAACCAGTTACGTTGTTTCCTACCTCTAAGAGAAACATACTCCTGTTCGCATCCGTATGGAATAGTGTTTGCGTGTGGAATTGCTACAATTTTATTTTTATCAGTGACTATCGACGCCATGACTGTATCGCTTTCGAAACATCGTATGTGTAGAATGATGGCAATGTGTATCGCACGCCTGTAGGAACATTACGAACTCCATGAAGAAACTCTACTGTTCCTGGGAATATTGCGAGAGAACCCTTCACAGGTTTCCATTCTTTTTCTTTAAGAGGCCAATAAATTTCACCGCCTTCGAAATCATCGTTGAGGTAAATCACCGAAGCGAAATCTCTCCAAGGAAATGGATGTGGCAAACCATTGGGTTCTTCTTTGTCTGCGTGAGGACGCAATTCGTATCCAGGAAGCCAACGAACAATCTGTAGTGTATCTGGCACTAGTGGTCGTTTATCTTCAGCCAACTGATATATCGTAAATGCTACAGAATGGCTAATAGAAATCATTCGATTTCTAAGTTTTTCATCTGATATCATATGATCATCAATGACTCGTTTAGCCCAAAAACCATTATCTTGGGCCTGGTTCTCGAACAACTGAATATTATCATTCGTGAACCTTACTATACTGTCGCACTCTTCATTCGTCAAGAAATTATTTTGAATGTAAGGAAATTTTCCAGGATTATAATATGTCATTGAAATTCACTCTTCATACTTTCTGTGAAGCTAGAAACAAACTCTCTTAGGATGAGACCAGATTCAACGTGATCAATAGGCTTAGATATTCCTATCTTAGCAGCTTCATTTATATATTCAGGATCTGTGAACACCGACCACATTGCTTGTCTAAGCTCATCCGCTCTTTCAGCTGGAATATTAGGCGGTGCTGCGTATAGTCTTAGCAACATATTTTGGAGTTCTAAAATTCGTACAACATTTTTCGCGCGTTCGTCAGAAACCATTTCGAGCAAAGTGGGAACATCCTGATAATCTTGATGTCTGACAACACCATCCCCCCACTGAATTATTGGTTTAATTTTGTTTTCCGTCAACCAATACGGTGATACAGTTTTCACACCAGTCAAGGATCCTGTTAGAACTGTTATTTCATTTCTTTCTAAGGCTAACTTTACTTCATTTGGATTAAGATAACCTGTGATTTCTTTTGCTTTCCAGCCTAATAGCCTATTGATTATTTTGAATTGGTTAATAGGTAAACTTGAATCAATTCCTCCAATGATTTCTTTCTGGTCAACTTTTTTCCATAACATGTATGGTTCGTATCGACCATCTTGTGCAGCCCCCAAGATTGTAAATTTTTCTATATCATATTGAATAGATTTGCTTGCTAAGACACCTTGTAACAAAACATTAGTTTGTATCGTTCCAATAGTGTTTCCGTCTTTAGTTGCTGCATTATACAAATAATTCGCTAGAACAACTCCTGCTGCTCCTGGAATTTGTTTCACTATGACTTTTTGATTTATATATTTGGGTAGATATTTCGCAACGATATTTGCATGAATTCCATTACCTCCAGCAACGTTCTGCACAAGTACAGTTAACTCGTTAGCTAAAGAACTTGAAGCGAAAAATAAAAATATTGCTGTTAGGAAAATTCTAATCATTATAAATCCAAAGTGGCGGAGAGTGTGAGATTCGAACTCACGGAAGATTTTCACCTTCGCTCATTTAGCAAACGAGTGCTTTAGGCCGCTCAGCCAACTCTCCAAAGCCTATTTACGAAATCTAATAGCAGACCGTGATGTTTACCATCGTGCCAATATCCATCAAGATACTGATAAGGACTCTCATACCAAAATTCCTCACTCTCAGGATGGCAACCAATCAAACCAAGATTGCCTTGAATGATAGCCATTGGTTCATCATTAGCGTATTTAGCAATTGTATCATAATGACCTGATCCTGTAAAGACACAACCGTCATAGAAGAACATCTTTTCTTTTTGACCAAGCCATTCAATATCAGCGACCGTGCCATAGCTCCTGCGAATCTCAGCCGTTGGTCTCTTTATATATTGAACCGCATCTAACTTATCGAGTAGATCAAAATATCGAGAACCAGCCCAATAAGCACCCATGCAAATGCCGATATACCTACCACCTCTAGCAAGAAACGCTGCGATTTTGTTAGCTTTAGTGCGTGTAAAGAAATCGTGATAACTGTCACTGTCGCCAATGCCGCCAGGGAAAACAATTCCATCCACATCATTTAGCACCTCGTCTATATCATCACGAACAGTGAATATATTAATTTCATATTCAGGAGATAATGCTCGTACTATTCCATCACAACATTGTTTTGAACATTCAGGATGGTGCTGGAATAGAGCGAGCTTTTTCATTAGGTAAGAAGTCTAGCTTTCTTTGCCTTTTTCGCATACTCCTCAAGAAGTGTGAAGTCTGCATTTACAGCTGCGACATCTTCAACTACATTTGGATTATATGCTTTGAAGTTATCACCATGACCTAACTTGATGTGGCAATCTTTATCACCATCCATACAGAGCGTGATTAAATTTTTGCTGTCAAGTTCCAGTTCTGGAAATAGGTGAAATGGCTGCTTATGATGAACATTCAACTTTTCAGTTCCGCCGCAAGCAGCGCATGTAGGAAACTTTTTTAGGAATTGCTTTTGAGTTGCTGGCCACTTTGGACTACGTTCCATCCCATGACCAACATGAGCGTCGCGAACTTCTTCTAGGTGTAAGTCTTTTGGTTTTCTAGGCATCTTTTTCCTCCTGCTCGTATTTAGCAGGATAGATGTGTAGATTGGTAACGATAGCAATTCTGAAATCTGAATCTTCGAACCTGGAAGGTAACACTCGATGATTTAAGTATGAAGGGAACACTAGCATTTCATCTTCAGTAATGCTATAATTCCATTCTTTGAAATAGCTAGAATTTAATGTGCTACCTTTATCTATCGAATGATTAGTTACTGTTTGCGTAGGTTGATTAGGATATTCAGAATATATCAAAGGATTTACGAAAGTTAGTGCTGCGCTAGTTTCATCACACTTGATATAATGAACACCAGACAAAAAGATGTTAGGGCCTACATGATTGTGCGAGTCCATAAAGGTGTCTTTACCTTTATGGACTGTTATGTTTTCCATATGAACTCGGAATTCGATTGGTTTATCAAACATTCTATTCAAAATATCTTGATAAACCAATTTATAGTGTTCTGTGATTTTTTCTAAATCAATTTTTTCGAACAGTTCGTTATTCCAATCATTATAATAATGATGCATTTTAGCCGAACCATCCCATTCGTTTCTTTCTTTTTTTATTTCATAATTCCTAATAACAGTTTCAATTATTTCAGATTTATTGAAAAGAATAGGATCTACTTTATGTACAAACAAATTAGTCGGAAATAGTGGGATGTTACTTATGTTCATGATGACCTTATTGTTAATTGGTGTCGAAGACTGGATTTGAACCAGTGACCAGTCGCGTATGAGACGACGGCTCTACCGCTGAGCTACCTCGACTTATTTATGGTGGGTGAGGTAGGAGTCGAACCTACATTGTTTACCACATAGGGACCGGATTTACAGTCCGGAGATGCACACGCCATAGCATCAACTCACCCAATTATTTTATTCTTGGCACTGCCTCCAGGAGTCGAACCTGAACTCCGGCGTCCACAACACCGGGTGCTTACCAATTACACTAAGGCAGCATTTGGTGCCCATAGTAGGACTCGAACCTACAACATACGGAGTTTGAAACCGCCGCCTCTGCCAATTGGACCATACGGGCTAATTTTAATGAAGCTTTCTGTGTGAAATGTAATAGTGATATGCTTCACCAACGCGCTTCATGTAGACATACATCCAACCACAAAGCATATAAACAAAATCACCATGTACTGTTTGCATATTAACACCTTTGTTGTTGGTGCCCCTGGAGAGATTCGAACTCCCACCACCCGGAACCTAAATCCGGTGCCTCTACCAGTTGGACTACAGGGGCGAACTTTGGCG